GTTGGAAACCGCCGCTCGGATGCGTCTCTTGTGTAACGAAATTCGAACCCTAGCGAGGGTCGCAAAGTTACTGCATGAGTGTGCTGTGCGGATGGGCAAAATGTTGCATAAGCGTTACGCCGAGCAACATGGTGGTCCACCGCATCTTGCTTCACTTGATGCCGTGCTAGAACATGCTCCAGCTCATAAGAAAGTATTTTATGCAAAGGTCTGCTCGCAGTTGAAGGGAGAGACTCCACGACGTGATGGATTAATTCGAGAAGGTTTTGATCCGATCTTGGACACGCGTGGTTCTTGTTTCGTCAAGCAGGAAGCCTATTTAAATCATAGCAAAGAAGTCAAATTGTTTTACGCCAATTCTGAGGGCCAAGAGGTCAAAGAAAAGGATCCAAGACCGAGACTCATTTGTGATCAAAATCCTTGCAAAGTTCTGATGATGTCACGAATTTTGCTTCCCATTGAAGACTGGGTTTACGCGCAGTCTATTTTGGAAGGTTCTCCCCGATGTATGGCAAAGGGTTTGAACTCAGAGCAAACTGGCTCGTTACTGTTGGAGAAATGGTCTATGTTCTCCACACCTGTCGCTTTATGTGGTGATTGTTCATCTTTTGATGGGCATGTCACAGTTGATCAGCTAAAGGCAGTGCACACTTTCTACAAACAGATGTTTCCTCAGTTGTATGCTATTCCGGAACTTCTAGCTTGCTTGAACAGCCAATTGTTCAATCGTTGCAAGTCTAGAGTTGGATTTTCATTTGCATGCAAAGGAAGAAGAATGTCTGGTGATAGAGACACTGCTTTTGGCAACACGTTATTGACTGTGATGTTTGTACACACCGCGTTGTGGAAGGTTAAGTTCGAGTTAATTTGTGATGGGGACGACTTTGTTGTTATATGTGAGGACAGTATTCGTCAGCAAGTGAAGAGCAAGCTGATGGATTTTTACACAGGATTAGGTCATGAATTGGGTTTTGACGTTATTACCACACAATTTGAGCATGTTGACTTTTGTCAAAAGAAGCCTATAATACTTTCTCCCGGGCGTTGCAAATTAATTCGCAACCCAATGAAGGTGTTTAGTACAGTTACAGCCTCGACACGTAACTATGAATCCGTTGGCTCACGGAAGGCGTTGTTTCGTTCGATTGGAATTGGGGATTACTATGTAAACTCCAATGTTCCAGTCTTTGGTGAATTAGCTCGCATGTTGTATCGCGTTTCCACTGGTGGTGAATTATCAGGGGTTACATCCGATGCAATTAAAACTCTTATCGGAGAGTTGCAGCATAATGACCCATTGCGAATCCGTCTTATCGCTGAGAAGAACCTACCTGTTGATGACTATGTTAGTGCTAGTGCGCGTTACTCATTTGAGCAAGCGTACAACATTAGCCCAGTCCAGCAGTTAGCGATGGAATACTTCTTCAAAAGCACCAAGCACTATGATTTTACCGCCGATATCCCAGTGTGCACTCATCCGAGTGCACCAGCATATGGCGATGTTTAAACACATGCCCGTAGGGGCCATAGCTGCAGCCACAGCAGCAGTCCGGTCAATAAATCCAGCAGCACGATATTGTGTGTTGTGTGTACACTGTGGAGTTGTGATGAGAAATAGTAGATGAGGCACTCTTTAAAGAGCGTAATATCCCGCATTAATGCCTGGACCTCACACTAGACAATATCTGATCAACTCTAATGGTTTGCATGCAACAGCCGGTGGGATCTCGGCCCAATCTGAGAGCTAAGTTGATATCGTTTCAACAGGTGGTGCTTAACCCCAAGCATGAGATTCTACCGTGCTTGGCGGGTCATTGGACCCATCGGCAGAGAAAATATCCAGTTTCTGGTGGGTGTGTGCAAACACACCGGGCTTCTCTGTCATAACCTATTCTTGCC